AAAAACAAGGTAGAAACAAGGTAGACGATAAAAAAAAACAAGGTAATGGGGGGATAATAGGGGGGCTAAACGCCCCCATTAAAGAAGAAAGATTAAAGATTAAAGCCCCTAAAGGGGATATAGAGGGGGCGAAAAGCGTTGCACGCTTTTGCCCGCCCACCCTAGAGGAGGTGCAGAGTTATGTTTTGGAGAAGGGCATAGAGATAGACGCCGAGAAGTTCGTCGCCTACTACGAGTCAAATGGCTGGATGGTAGGAAGGAACAAGATGAAGAGCTGGAAGTCCGCTATCGTAACTTGGAAGAAAAACGAAGAGAAGTACGACCAGCCACAACGAGCCACCTACCACCCGCCACAGCAACGCATTCTACCCTCCCAACGAATCGAGACGGACGTGGATAGGACGCCTGAACCTCCTTCCGAGAAGGCGTTAGAGGCACTGCGATACCTAAACGAAATCGACGAAATCGAAAACAACAATGGACGAAGCTCTTCTGAGACAAGCTGAGATAGAACTCTACAGCAACCGAGGCAAACCTCATCGAGCTCTGTCAAGCAGCTACAAAGACCTAACCGTTATGCAGGCCTTGGCGATGGCTAAGGGCATAGGAAGAGAGATATGTGGAAATCATTTCCAGATAGGCATGGACAACTCAGAGGCTTACCTAAAGGCGGTCACGTGGGTGCTTGGCGATGGGGACAATGGCATAGACCCAGAGAAGGGGCTTTGCATATATGGCCCAACAGGCACGGGAAAGAGCGTGATGATAAATGTCTTGCGTGAACTTTCATGCAGACTTAGCGCACACTTCTTGCGATACAACGCAAGGAAGCAGGAGCTTGGATATGCCCCTCTGTTGTGGGCGTATAGGAATGCCCCTGAGTACGTAGAGCTATACGATGGAAGTATCGCACCTGACCACAAGTTCGCCCCCATAATCTGCATAAACGACCTTGGCACAGAGGTTCACGCCAAGTACTATGGCAAGGAGGTAGATGTGATTTCTGAACTCGTTGGATGGCGTACGGATAACGGATGGAAAGACTACAAGATGCTCATCACTACGAACCTAACAACCGATGAGCTACAGCGATATGGCACTCGCACTGTGTCTCGAATAACGGGGTATTGCAACCTCATCACCTTGAAGGGGAGAGACCTAAGGCAAACCTACTAAGCACTAACAACAATGGCAACAAATACAATAGACACGTCGATAGTCGTGCTATCCCCCGACCAGCTGGAGCAGCTTGTCTGTAACGCAGTGAGGCGGGCAATGGCTGATGAGCGATGCGATATGCAACGCCCCCTCAGCCCCTCAGCCCCTCAGTTTATCAGGGGCAAGAAGGCGATAATGGACTACCTCGGATTGCGAAACGACAAGTCCTACTACAGGAGGGTGCGAGACTACCCAGACGCATTCTACCAAGATGGGAGGTTTGTGTTGCTCAACGTCGAGCGACTACACCAGCTGATAAGCGAAAAAGACAAGATGACAATATCAGTGAAGAAAAGAATAGAACGAAACAAATAAACTCATGAACCTAGAACTAACAGGCACGATAGTGCAAGTACTCCCCTACGAGGGAGGCACGAGTAAGGCAGGCAAAGAATGGCGCAAGGGTGTATTCATCCTTGAAACGCAAGAGCAATACCCACGCAAGGTTGCCATATCCATCTTTAACGATAACATCGACAAGTATCCTACTCAGGTAGGCACGGTGGTCACAGCCCACATTGAGATAGAGAGCCGAGAGTGGAATGGCAAGTGGTACACCGAGGTGAAGGCATGGCAGATAACCTACCCGCAGGGTCAGCCTGTAGCACAAGCTCCACAGCCTACGGCACAGGCATATACCCAGCCAGTGGCTCAACCATCACCAGCACAGCCACAGACGGCCGATGAACTCCCATTCTAACACGACAAAGAACGACACAGATATGGATACGACAAAATACACCCTCGACAAGTTGGGGGCACAGCGGTTTTTCTACGACCTAGAAGACATGCTAGACCAATACAAGGAGATGGAGGACTTTTCTCTTTCCCAAAAGGGAAAGACAATCAAAAGTCTCAGAGAAGCAGACATGCTGAAGAGCGCAGTAGGAATGGCCGTCTGCGCCGAATTCTCGGAACTTGCTATCGAACGTCTGAAGGAGTGCGTAGACTTCAATATCGAGATACTAGACGGCCTTGGCAACGATAGGCAAACATGCACCGAACAACAAGACAACAACAATGAGTAAGAGACGAAAGCAGGCGAAGCGTCCCAGAGGTCGAGACGTCGCCCGCTCCTTCCTAGCAGAGATTATTGCATGGGGTAAGGAGTTTGAACGGATGAAACAGCAGGAAGAACGAAGTAGAACGGATGAATAGCTACACCCACATCATAGGGATTGACCCCGATAGCAAGGCATCTGGGTGCGCTATCCTTGACCTCGCAACGAGGGAGCTTACGTTAAGCACTCAGCCCTTCTTCCTCCTCACAGTGTTGCTGGACGACTTCCGAACCTCCGAGACGGTGCTGAAACGTAAGACCCTCGTTGTGCTGGAGAATGCCTATGGTACTACCCACAACTGGCATTACAGCCCTAAGGACACCCGAGGAACGATAGCCAAGAAGGGGTACAGCATCGGCCTCTGCGCACAAACCTACAACCTCCTATTGTCATACACAATGCAGAAAGGGCTTGACTACATTGAACAGTCACCGCTGGTAAAGCTCTGGAGAGGTACAGATAGGAAGATAACGCACGAGGAGCTTGTAGCCTACTGCAAGCGCAACCGTATAACCCTTCACGCAGCAAACCAGAGGCGTAGCAATCAAGAGGAGCGAGACGCTGCCCTCCTTGCCATTCATCACATTGCTACACGCCCAACTACCACCCCATAACATATCGGTGCTTCACCAAGATGATAACCAACAAAAAAACGACGATGAACTACAACGAAATAGCAAAGGAAATCCACGCTAACTCTGTGGCTAAAGGCTTCTGGGATAAAGTAAGGGCTATCAGGCACTACCTCATGCTCGTTGTATGCGAGCTAGCCGAAGCTATAGAGGCGCACTGAAAAGGGCGAACAGCCTCCATTCCAGAGGGCATAGAGGACTTCCCCGATAAGGCCTTCATCGCATCCTTCGAGTCACACATCAAGGACACCGTGGAAGATGAGCTGGCAGATGCTGTCATTCGGCTATTCGACATCTGGGCAGAGGCCTTCCCCAATAAGGAAGTATACCCACCATCCTGCTTTTTTGAGTGCAGAGTAAAAGGCCTGACACTAACCGAATTCGCAGGTATGGTTGCGGCGACCCTATTCGATCCGGAAATTTATGGGTTCTTGGATGCTGCGAATATACTGTGTGGGGTCTACTTTGATGGATGCATGCGATACGCTATTGATATGCTGTATTCCTACGCAAAGAACGAGGGTATCGGCCTCGAGCGTCACATCCTCCTCAAGATGAGGTACAACGCAACCCGCCCACGACTACACGGAAAGAAATACTAGCATGAAAAAGATAAAAATATTTCTCCTCGTCTTGATAGGCACAGTGGTCGTGTCATGCAACGAGCCAGACTATTACACGGGAGTTGTCATTAACAAGAAGTACAAACCTAGGTACCATAAAGACAGGTATAGTATCGTGCTTATGTCTGACGACGGCAAGCACTTCATCGAAGTCGATGAAACAACCTACCATAAGTACAACATCGGAGACGTAGCTACCATCGAAAACCCAATTTGGTGGGGGCAATAACCAACGAAAGGAGAAAAAAGACAATATGGAAAGAGACGATAGGGAAATCCTTTTTGGAGGATACAACGCCCTCGGGAAGTGGGTAGAAGGGTCAGCCTGTAAGGATGAAGATAATATGGGGTGGTTAATATTAGGCCCGTTTATGAGTGAAGAGACAAGTGTGGAAGTGGTAGGTGATGTCTACCAATATACATCCATGGACGTAAATGGACAAATGATATTTGACGGAAGTCGAATTATCGGAGGCTACCAATGGATGGGCAGCGACGGTACAACTCAATCTCAAGAGATAGACGACAGAGTGGTATGGTCAAAAGGGAGCTGGGTCTTAGAGTCCACAGGAGAAAGACTCTACGACCTATTGTGCGACGATCTGCTATACTGGGATGCTAAGGTTATGCCACCAAGAAGGTAGCAACTATCGAAAACCCAAAGTGGTACTAACCAACTAACGAAACACAGATATGAAGTTATTCCTCTCATGCCTATACGACAGAGTAGCCTACGAGTACATGAGCAAGCGTAAGGATTTCCTCATATACGCAGATAGCGTACAGAAGGCAACCCAAAAAACTACAACAGTACAAAAGACTGATGCCATGGTTCGATGCAGACGAATACGCCAGAGAACTCGACGGCATCGTCGAGTTTGATATTGATGGAATAGACGAAGAAGATATACTACGTGGCGACCTCAATGCCTACCTCGTGAACGAGATCGAGGACGGAGAATATAAGTGTGGGGCGATTGTATTTGGGAAATCTGCCGCTGCGGTAAGGCGAGCGCTACCAGAGTACACCAAGAACATCATTGTTGTTATCTCCGCCCTCCCCAAGATAGAAGACATCATACTATAACACAACAAAACACGATAACAGACTATGATTATAGCAATTGACTTCGACGGAACTATTTGCAATAGCAAGTACCCCGAACTCGGAGAGCCAATGCCTCATGCCATAGAGAGCATTCGAGAGCTTCACCAAGCAGGCCACTACCTCATCCTTTGGACATGTAGGCATGGAGAGCAGCTAAACGAAGCTCTTCAATGGTGTAAGGAGAATGGGCTTTCCTTCCACGCCGTCAACGAACACAACCCCGACAACTTGAAGTTCTTCGGAGGTGTTGGCGGAAACAAAGTCTACGCAGACGTCTACGTAGACGATAAAAATATCGGAGGCTTTGTAGGCTGGAAAAGAGCTATGGAACTCCTCAAGGAGGCGTAAAAGAAAGACACAGTGATTGCAAATAAACCCATAGTGGTGTTATCTCTATTCGATGGCATGAGCTGCGGTCAGATTGCTTTGCGTGACATGGGAATTCCCATAGCCAAGGTTTACGCCAGCGAGATTGATAAGCACGCTATCAAGCAGACACAGCTCAACTTCCCCGAAACCATCCAGCTAGGAGACGTAGAGAAGTGGAGAGAATGGGATATTGACTGGCATAGCATTGACCTCCTACTCGCAGGCTCTCCCTGTCAAGGCTTCTCACTCGCAGGAAAGATGCTCGGACATGACGACCCAAGGAGTAGACTCTTTTGGGTATTCAACGAGATCAGAGAACACTTGCTTGAGGTTAACCCATCAGCCAAGTGGATGCTGGAAAACGTGCGAATGAAGCCAGAGCACGAGGGGATTATAAATAGCACGCTAGGTATACTACCCGTGGTCATCAACTCCGCCCTCGTATCAGCGCAAAATAGAGTTCGGCTATACTGGACTAACGTTCGCACGGAGCGTATTGGGTTATTCGGGGAGTTGCACACCGCTATACCACAGCCATTAGACCGAGGGATATCGGTGAGAGATATTATCGATAATCACGCCGACGACAGATATTACTTGTCTAACGGCGCGCTCAAATGGCTGCAAGATCACGCCTTAAAACGAGGGAAGGCAAAGGTGGCCATGGTAAACGACATGGATAAGTCTCTTTGCCTAACAGTGTCGAATGCTACGAAGTATCACCTAGACGCCAACTTCGTCAGAGTGCAGGTACCAGCATACAAGAAACTTGAAATATATCAGAGGGGACGAGGATATGTAGCGCCAAGCATACACACCTCTAAATCTCCGACTCTCACCTCCCACAGCTGGCAGGAAAACAACATGCTATGCTCCTTGATAGGTGGGGGGGTAGAGAAGTTCCGCAGGCTCACCCCCGCCGAATGTGCCCGCCTTCAGACCATCCCCGAGTGGTATCGGTGGGAATGCTCCGACACACAAGCCTACAAGATGCTAGGCAACGGATGGACTGTTGAGGTCATAAAGCATATACTTTCATTCCTATAACGAGAGTAAACCAACCAATAAACATATAGAAGAATATGACACGGAAAGAATTAGAAGATATGAAAGGCTTGAAATCATTGCTTGAAGATGCCAAAGATACAAGTGTAGATATCTATGACAAGCTTAAAGAGCTGAAGGAAACACCTCTCAATTACCTACTGCAAGAAATAGATATGTTACAGGTTCTTAATTCAAAGCTATACGACAACCTAGAAGACCTAACTGATGCTATCGAAGAACTCGAAAAGGCACTGAACAAGATAGACATAGTAGAATGACACGAACAGACATCGCAATAAGCCTCAAGCCTCTGAACTGGATGGAGGACGAGGATGACAACGGCCTCCATCTGCTCTCCGCTGATTACGACATATACAACGCCTATATCAAAGAGGAGAATGATGGTACAGCAACTCTAACCATCCTCTGCGCAGGCGAGCTGAAACCAGAAGTGAAACGCAATGGGCTCACGATGGAGGAGGCAAAGGCTATAACCCGTGAGCACCAAGTGGATAATGCTTGTAAGGACTTCAATCTCGACGAGAAATGACACGAGAAGACGTAAGAGCCCAGCTGGCGAAGAACCCGCTGGAGTGGGAAGAGAAGAACGAGACTATCTCCGCCAAGGCGATATCATGGGTGGGATTTCCTTGTGTGGACTTTGTAATCTTTTTAGGAGAAAGCCTGCACCTAAGCATGTACCTTAGCGAGGATGATAGATTGCCATCTATCCTCATTTCAGAAGAGGAAGAGGAGAGTGTGGAACGTCTCAAGTCCAACGCCGAAGACCACCGCCTAGAACTCGTCTGCCAAATGCTTGGCATAACAGAATAAACAGACTATGACAGAACAAGAAATCAGGAAGCTCATCCCAGAGCTCGTCTGGGAGAAAGCAGATAACCAACACAGCATAATAGGACACGAGGAGCACCAAGCCCTAGACTACCGCTTGGGGCTAGAAAAAGTGTACTACAGGATAGTCCACTACTCCAGAGACCCAGAGGGGATGTACTACCTATCTAAGGTGGCTAAGCACGACCCATACCAAGATTATCCATGTTGGCTTATCACGACAGCCTACTCACTGGAGGACGCTAAGCAACTAGCCCAAGAACACCGAGCAAAGGCAGTCTGCCAAATGCTAATGACAACACCCTCCAGCGACCAGCCAGAGAAGCCCTCCAGAGCCAAAACAATCAACGTGGAGAAACTCATAGAGCGAGAGCTTGACCGCCTTTCCGACGAGGATAGGCGTGGTGAATGGGACACCCTACCCAACGAGATGAAGTACCTCAAGAGGAAGCTGTGCGAAACTCTACGCTCATATATCATACTGCTAGACCAGCTGGAAAAATATGAGGATAAGAACGCAGAACTAAAACGACGCAACCAGCTATGAGAAGGTTATACGCCACATCCATCTTGATACTAGCTACTATCTGTACAGCCTGTAACAGCTCGCCGTACAGAAGTGGCTATGTAGAAGGGAAACACCTCCGTATGGAGGGGAGAGATACCACCTATGTTGTGTTATTCGGTAGCTATAACTGGCTTGCGGTATGGAAGGTGCACTCCGCCGTGGTATCCAAAGAAGACTACTACAATGTCAATAAAGGCGACCTCGTCGAGTTTGATGTGGAAGCGGGTAAGAATGTTGGGATATGAAACTTCTACACCAATTCTTCTGCGCTATGTGTATGGCTATTGTGCTTTCCTCCGTTACTTGTTCGCCACAGAACAAGACGCCCATCTACAAGTCTGGCTATGTTATTGGAAAGCAAACACGACATGAGCATGGTAAGACTATCTATGTCATACACCTGCTTGTCCCTGCGATAGAGACACACCACGCAGTTGTGGATGAGCATACCTACAACCAGCTCAACAAGGGCGACTACACCCAGATAGACATCAGCAATGAAATACGATAGAATAACCGTACGAACACCTCTATTCCTGTTAGGTGTAATACTACTGCCAATAGGCGTGATATCAGTATTGTATAGCGCACACAAGTTGATAAGCGCATGGATATTGATTATTTCGCAATTTCTAACGTTCCTCTCCATCGTAAAGGAAAAGGACGACAGATGAAATAGTAACATATAATAACACAACAAGCAATGAACATCTACCAAGCAAAGGTTGCATACGACAAGCTAGGGCTAGGTACAATCACTGAGAACTACCTCGTGAAAGCCCATAACCTCACCGATGCAGAGGCCATCATCAAGGCTGAGGTGCAGACTATGGCAGCCAACGACACACCTATCGAGGTGAAGACCATCACCAAGAAGAAGTTTGCCAACGTGATTCACGACCCAGCTGGGCAGGACACGGATGTCCGCTTCTACATCGTCAAGGTTGAAGAGGAAGACGAAAAGGAGACACTGCACAAGCTCACCTACCTCGTCAGTGCATCAAGCCTAGGGAAGGCGTACAAGACAGTCTACTGCGAAATTCCCTGCGAGCGCATCCTCTCCATCGTCGAGACGGATGTGCTAGACTTCCTTAAAGACGATAAGGACGAACAACTACAGCGGGGAGAGGTGATGAGCCTCTCCCCTAATTCATAAAATACACAGCTACAGCTATGCGAAGAGCGAAGAAGGCATCCGATTACATAGAGAAGAGAAAAAGGTACAAGGCGAACAACAACGCAGCACGGAAAACACCAAGGGAGGAGGCGGTGGAAGCGTTAGAGCAGATGAGGCTACTACAAAATACGAGACACCCAGAACTATATAGGTTTGTAGTATACACGCCGAAGCCTACCGTGATAGAGACCTCCCGCCCAGAGAAGTACAGCCGCTATATCAAGGAGATGCAGGATAGGTACAAGCAGGCGAAGGTAGTTCCTTGCAAGATAGAGCCACAAGACGATTAGATCTTGTGGCTTTTTTTGCTATATATGAGTACCAACCAAGCTATTACATATTTTACATGGCAAAAAAGGCTACAGCTAAGACTAAGCAGAAGGTGGAAGATAAGAAGGCGTTGTTTCTAAAGGCCTTCGCTCAAAGTAGAGGCATCATAGCACCTGCTTGTAGGGCTATAGCTATGACACGCCAGTCGTACTACAACTGGCTGGAGAATGATCCAGCCTTTGCTGAGGAGGTAGAAGCTATTCGGCAGGAGCAGATAGACACCGTCGAGTCAGCCCTACTCAACAAGATAGAGGGTGGCGACACAACAGCTGTCATCTTCTACCTAAAGACCAAGGGCAAGGAGCGGGGGTACAGCGAGCGTACAGAGCTAACGGGCAGGGATGGCAAAGACCTCATCCCCGATATACGCATAGAGATCGTAGATGCAGACTATTCGGGCGACTAAGATTGTACGTACTATTCAGGGTGCACTCAGTGATGGCTATACGACTATCTCTGCTCAGGGGTCTAGCCGTAGTGGCAAGACCTACAACATCTTGATCTTCCTTATTGCCTACCTGCTTGGGCATAGTGGGCTTCGCCTCTCCATTGTCCGTGGCACATTACCAGCACTTAAAGGGTCAGTGCTGGTGGACTTCAAGGAGATAATGGTGAAGTTGTGCCTATATGACAAGAAGGCTTTCAACAGGAGCGACCTAGTGTACACGTTTCCCAATGGGTCTACCATTGACTTTTTTAGCACAGATAACGAGCAGAAACTCCGAGGGCGCAAACGAGACATCCTCTTTTGCAATGAGGCTAACGAGTTGCTAGAAATCGAGTGGGAGCAGCTCAAGATGCGTACGGCACTCTTCTCAATCATTGACTACAACCCCTCGTTTAGCGATGACCACTGGCTCTGCGCACTGAATAGAGAAGAGTCTACGTTTCACTTCATCACCACCTTCAAGGACAACCCATTTCTACCAAAGACTATCGTAGATAACCTGCTAAGCCTCGAGCATAAGAACCCGAGCCTATGGCGTGTCTACGGCTTAGGGTTGCAGGCGCAGGTCGAGGGGCTTGTCTTCCCCAGCGTGGAGATAATAGACCATATCCCCGACGAGGTGAAGCGTCGGCGCATAGGCATGGACTTTGGTTTCACCAACGATCCAACCGCAATTGTCGAGGTAGGGCTAACACCAGATGCGATCTACGTCGATGAGCTTGCCTATGCCACAGGGCTATATTCCTCAGATATTGTCCGTCTACTCAAGCAGGAAGCGCCTAAGCTCAAGGTGATAAGCGAGAGTGCAGAGCCTCGCACCGTGGCAGAGATAGCTAGAGGCGGTATTGACATTCACCCCGTGGTCAAGGGCAAGGATAGTATTAACGCAGGTATCACCAAGATGCAGACACTCAAGATCTACATCACCAAGCGAAGCACAAATGTGCTTAAGGAGCAACGCAACTACACCTACCGCCAGACGAGGGATGGCAAGTGGCTAAATGAGCCAATAGACCTATTCAACCACGCAATGGATGCTATTCGCTACGTGGTGCTGTATGAGTACCTCGACCACCGACCAAAGAAGAAGATAGATAAGAAGCGACTAGCCAGAATGGCCTACTAACCAAATCAGATTATGACTACGGAGAAGAAGGTAGCAGATGCACTGCTACAGAGAGAACAAGAAATCACCCTATCGGGGAAGGTTTACAAGGTAGCACCGCCAAGCATGGCTACACTCATTCTTGTGAGTGAGTGCCTAGCTGAACTTCCAGATGAGTTATTCACCGCTACAGGCGATGACGCAAATCTAACTATCGAGGCGTTGCGCTCAGCTCGCTATGCAAGACCAATAGGCAAGGCTATTGCCACGCTTGTACTTGGTGCTAAGCGCATAAGGAAGGATGACCGCCTTTCTTGGTGGCTACGCTGGATGAGGCGGGCAAGTAGGTTAGACAGTGTTGCGCAACAAGTGCTTGAGAACTACCCTCCCAGCGAGCTATCAGTGGTGTTCATCCAGCTTGTCTCCCGTATGGAGGTGGGTTATTTTTTCGATTTTACCGCTTTCCTACAAGGCCTAAGGGTGACCCAGCCGACGAGGGAAGCGGGCAGCAATCAGACAGTCCATGGGCTTTAGTGTCTTCTGTGTCTAAGTATCTTGGCGCAACGCTTGATCATGTATTATATGACCTAAGCTACCAAAACTTTCTGCTCTACCTCCACGCAGCTCCTAGCTATGAGAGCAAGGGTAAGGCTGATGAGGTGAAGGACGCCAAAGAGCTAACGTTGCAAGACATGCAGAGTTTCTATTAACCAACCATGTAGCGGATATTATGAACGATGGATCAATAAATTTCAAGCTCCTCCTCGACGACACGGAGGCACGGAGGCAAGCGGATGACTTTCGCCAAAAACTTAGGAGTATGGGAGCTGATGCAACCGTTGCATCAGCTCAGATGGATGGTGCATTCCGACAGCTAGCACAAACGCTCGCTCTTACCTTTGGCACAGGGGCGATAATCGCCTTTGGGCGCTCTGTCGTACAAGTGAGAGCGGATATGCAGGGGCTGGAGGCCTCTTTCACGTCACTTCTGCAATCGAGGTCAAAGGCAACGACCCTTTTTGCAGAACTTACGAAGTTTGGCGCTGAGACACCAACGGAGCTAGCCGACCTTGCGAAGGCATCGCAGACGCTACTCTCATTCGGTGTTTCGGGTGAGAAAATCATTCCTATCATCAAGCAGTTAGGCGACATATCGGGCGGATCGGGCGAGAAGATACGTGGGCTCGCCCTTGCCTATGCTCAGATGAGCAGCACAGGTAGGCTGTTAGCTCAAGATCAGCTACAGATGGTTAACCAAGGTTTTAACCCACTGCTGGAGATTAGCCGTACAACAGGGCGATCAATGAGGGAGCTAAAGGAAGCCATGGCACAGGGAGCAATCAGCGCAGAAATGGTAGCCGATGCCTTCCGTACTGCCACCGAGGAGGGCGGTCTATTCTACAAGAACCTCGAAGGGCAGAGTGCTACTATGCGTGGAGATCTAGGTGAGCTTTCTGACGCAATCACTCAGGCTTTTAACAAAATTGGCGAGAGCAATGACGGGCTAATAAGTGCTGGTATCTCTGGTGTTACATCGCTTGTTAATCACTACGAGACGATTGGCAAGATACTGCTAACTCTCGTTGCGACGTATGGTGCTTACAAGGCAGCTGTCATGGCTGTAGCTGCCGTTCAAAAGGTGCTGGCTGTTCGCTCGGAGGTCGCAGCGTTCATATCCCTAGCTAAGAGTGTAACGGGTGCTAAGGATGCTATGCTGTTGTTCAATGCGGCTACAGCGGCTAACCCGATTGGAGCTATTCTGGCAGTTGTGACGGCTACAGCTACCGCCCTGTACCTCTTCTCTGATAGTGCAGATAAGGCGACTATAGCACAGAAGGCTATGGCAGACGTTGAGAAGACCACGTCTGAGGAGATGGCCAAGCAGTCAGCACAGGTTAAGAGCCTACGGCGTCAGATACACGACAACACGCTGTCTATTGATGCCAGAACATCTGCGATAAAGAAGCTACAAGAAATAGCGCCTAACTACAACGCAACACTCAATGAAGAGGGGCGCATCATCCGAGAGAACACGCAGGCAATCGACGAGTACCTCGACCGACTCCAGAAGCAGATACGGCTGAAAGCCGTCGAGGAGAAACTCGTAGAGCTGGAAAAGCAGAAGATTGAGCACGAGGAGGAGGCGAGAAAGGCACAAGAGAAGGCAAGGGAGTACGCAAAGAGAGCCACCTCAGCGGTCTATGGTGGTATGTATAGTTCGAATATTGGTGCATCTGGAGCTGGTATCTCCGCTGAGAATAGACATAATGACCTCCAGCGAAAAATCAAGGAGACAAATGAAGCTCTTGAGGGACTTAGTCGTCAGCAGGCAGAGCTGGTGCAGTCACTTCAGGCACCCACCAAGGCGGAAGGTAGAACCCTGTCACAGGAGATAGAAGACAACAACAAGGCCTTAAATGAAGCTCTTGCCAAGCGCAGAAAGATCCTCAGTGAGAAGGGAGTAACTACGGAGGATGGCAGAAGCCATTCCGAGGTCATAGAAGAGCTGGATAAGCAGATTAAGGGGTATAGGGATAAGCTAAATACGCTTACGGGTAGGGGCTCGGCGGGCGGTAGCAAGTCCAACGCAAACCATGAGATTGTAGAGCGTAAGCAACAAGCTATCGAGCTGAGACAAGCCCAAGAGAGGCTAGAAAGAGAGCAACAAGAGCTACTCATCAAGCAACAAGAGGAGCGTATCGCAACGATGCAGGATGGGTGGAAGAAGGAAGAGGCGGTGCTTGCTCTGAATGCAGAGAAGCGAAAGCAGGCTTACAAGAGGGTGGAGCGTGACCTTGTAGATGCGCTCAGGGAGGAGAGGCGCAAGCAATGGGAGATTGACAACCCCAAGGCGAAGGATCAAGGCAAAGTGTTCGACCCAGCTAGTATTTCGGTGGCTGACCTCTCGCAGTCATCGAAAGCCCTACTCCAAGAGCAACAGCGCATTCTTAACGATCAAGAGTTGCAAGAGCATAAGGCGCACCTTGAGAAGCTCATAGATGGCTATGAGACCTACGAGCAGCAGGTAGAAAGGCTACGAAAGGACTACGCCAAGCGCAGGGAGGCTCTGTATCAGCACGACGACAACGGCAACCGACAGGGGTACAAGGCAGGTGTCACCAAAGGCAACGAGGCCGAGGTGAACCTCAAGGAGCGTGAGGCTATAGAAAGGATCAGCTTGGAGTTTGCCCAGCGAGAGGAGGCGTTTAAGGCTTGGATGGATCAGGTTGCATACATGAGCCTAGAGCAGCTCTCGGAGGCTCTCAAGCAGGCAGAACTAGAGCTGTCTAAGGCTAAACTAACGATTGGTGCTGATCCCAAGCAGTTAGCGAGCGCACAGGCCAAGGTGGCAACCCTGCGAAGCAGCCTAGCAAAGGTGTCCGCACAAGATGGCGTAGCGCCTAGCAGGAGAGCCGTCAAGGAGTGGAAAGACCTATCAGATATGCTGGATAGATCTGCCAAGAGCTTCGACGATCTAGGTAATGCCATTGGCGGTACAGCTGGAAAGCTTCTCAGTGGAATTGGTGGCATCACCTCCTCGACATTCAGCGCTATAAACTCCATTGTTCAGCTTACGCAGGCCTCGTCAGCTGGTATGACAACTGCTGGGCAAACAGCGAGCAAGAGCGTACAGATGGTAGAGAAGGCTTCTGTTATCTTGTCTGTCATCACGACGGCTATCCAAGTGGCGCAAAAGATAGCTTCACTCTTCAATAGCGACGACACGAAGGATAAGCAGATACAGCACCTGCAGAAGCGGATAGATGCTTTGCAGTGGGTGGTTGACAATCAAGGTACAATTGAGATAGATAAGTATGCGAATTCCTTTGAGCGAGCTAGGGAGGAGCTTCGTCTGGCTGAAGAGTCGGTAGGTCGCTTCAATGGCTCTCTATTTAAGGCAAGCGAGGTGTCCGCTTACATGTTGCGACACCAAGAGGCTATACGTACTTCTGCTGAGAGGCTTGCCAAGGTTTATGAGAGCATAAGCTATTCTGCAGGGAAGGCTGTTGGTGGTCAAAAATACAGCCAAGCTAGAGAGCAGATGAAGGCGATGAGCGAGCAGCAGCTTGCGCTTGCCCAGCAAATTAACGCTGAGGGCAGCAAAAAGAAGTCCGATCCAGCTAAAATAGATGAGTACAAGCGTAAGATAGCAGAGCTTGGTGCAAAGCAAGCCGAGGTTGTCAATAAGCTGACAGAGGAGATTTTGGGTGGTGACTTCGCAAAGCTCTCAAACGAGCTTGGGGATGCTATTGTCTCTGCCTTCGAGAAGGGAGAGAACGCAGCCGAGGCATTCAACGCTAAGGTGTCAGACATCATGCGCAATATCGTCAAGGCGCAGCTTACAGAACAGCTACTTAAGAAGCCGATACTTGATGCTTTCGATAAGTACAAGGAGCGTTTCAAGGATGTAGGCTTTGACCCAAGGAGAATCAGAGAACTTATACCTGATCTTGCCAAGGACTTCAAGCAGATAGGCGATAGGTATGTGCCAGCGTACACTGAGGCACTGAATGCTCTAAAGAAGCAGATGGAGGATGCTTTTGGTGCTGGCGAGAAAGCAAGAGAAGCCTCTAAGAGGGGTATAGCTACCGCCTCGCAGGAGAGCGTAGACGAGAATAACGGCCTGCTGCGCTCCATGCAGGGGCTCACCTCTGAAATACAGGCCGATGTGAGTAGACTTCGCTCTATAGCTAGTGAGCAACTGCTTCGGCTTGCGGGAATTGAAAGCAACACCTCCCATCTAGTGGGCATGCGTGAAGATTTGAAGAGCGTGCAGGAATCGCTCTCTGACATTCAAACGAGAGGTGTGAAGATTCAATAATTGTTATATTTAGGTGTTTTAGGCATTATCGTTTCTTGTGTCTATTGTTTGTGTGTATCCCCCGAGGTGTGAATCTTGGGGGATATTTATTTGTCTGTTAGACCTTTTTACTATATATGAGTACCAACCAAAGCCAAAATAGAATGGAAATCGAAGATATACTTTCACTATCCCCGGCTGACGCCATAAAAGAGCTCTCTAAGAAGGCTATCAAGATAACGCCTTGGGCAGACATAGAAAAGGAGTACGACCCCAAAAAGCACGCAGTGCTAGACAAGGCGAAGTACCCAGATATTGTCACCGAGGCAGGTAAGACCGAGGCGGTTACACGTGTCGTAGTTCCCTTTCAAAAGCTCGCTGTGAACCGTATCTCCGAGCTTTGCTTCGCCACCCCATGTAGGCGCACCTACCAAACGGATGGCGAAAAGCACAAGGAGGCAGCGAAGGTGTTAGAGCGCATCATCCGTAAGTGTCGCATTGACAGCCTTAACAGGTTGCGCTCAAAAAAGTACTTCGCGTGCTGTGAGGTGGCTACCATCTGGAACGCCGTGGAGAAGGAGAATACGACCTATGGCTTCCCAAGCTCTATACGGCTACGTCAGCGTACATTTTCGCCCATGGATGGGCACAAGCTGTACCCTCTATTCGACGACTATGGCGATATGGTGGCTTTCTCTGTAGAGTACACCTCGAACGGAGTTGTATACTTCGAGACATTGACAGATAGGCGTCGCATCGTCTGGCATAACGACGGGAAGGAGTGGCTAGTTGAAAGCGATGAGGTGCACACCATTGGCAAGATACCTGTCGTGTACATGTGTCGGGGATCAAAGTTTTGGGAAGACTCATCCAGCAATGTGGATGAAATCGAGTTCTCTTTGTCTCGAAATGGAAACTACCTGCGACGCAATGCAAAGCCCCTCCTAGCAGTCATGTCAGACAAAGAAGAAGGAGGCTTCGACGAAGAGGGAGAAAAGCCAGAGTACGAAAAGGATAGCAACAGCGAATTCCGCTCGATCTTTGAGCTCCCTAAGGGGTCTACCATGAACTACGTAACGTGGGATGGTGCACCCGACGCCCTAAAGTTTCATTATCAGACACTGCGCTCTCTATTCTTTGACTCGCTGCAACTTCCAGACTGGTCACACAGCGAGATGAAGAGCACCCCAATGAGTGGTGAGAGCCGTAAACAGCTCAATATCGACGGTAAGTTAAAGGTGCTTGACGAAGCAGGAGAGCTAGAACTCTTCCTATCACGAGAATTGAGTGTGCTATCTTCGTTCGCTGCTATTATGCGCCCTGATCTAGCAGAGGCTTTCGCCTCTCTGGACGTGGATGTAGAGATCGTGCCTTACGAAATCACAGACGAGAAGGACACAATTAGCAATGTCTCTCAAGCTAAGAGTAGCGGGCTAATCAGCCAGAGGGAGGCAATCGCTTTTCTTGCTTGGTCGTCCGACCCAGACAAGACCCTCGAGGAGATTAGAGAGGAAGAGGCCTACAACGCAGGTGAACAATCTATATAATACCTAGAGAGCAATGACCATAGACCTATTCAGCAAGGGCGTGAAGCTGCTTACTGTCACCCCAGACGACACCAGCTACCGCTATCGCAAGATTGGGGGAGAAGACCGCATCCTTCTCACCTTCTCAGCTCCAAAGCATATTAAGCTCGCCGTGGGCTTGACCATCAGCTTCCAAGGCAGGGAGTACACCATGTACAGCCCAGCCACTATCACCAAGGTGAACGACAAGCATTGGAAGTACTCGCTAACGCTGGATGCACCTCAGGAGCTACTACGTAAGTGGCGAATGAAGCACCGCACGGATGGAGCTGTTAAGTTTCACCTTACGGCGAAGCCAGAGGAACATCTGCGCATGCTAGTAGATTGTGCCAACTCCTCAGATGCGGGGGCGAAAGTGAAGTGGTCTATCGGTTCGTGCGTTGACGCTCCAGAGAAGCTAATTACCTACAACCATACCGACCTACTGAGTTCTTTAGGCTCTATCGCTAAGGCGTTCGATGTCGAGTGGGAGATTGAAGGCAGGCAGATACACCTGCGCAAGGTCGAATACTACAAGGACAACCCTCTGCCACTCTCATATGGGCAGGGCAATGGCCTACGCTCTGGGGTCAAGAGGGAGAATGACAGTAAGGCTACACGCCTCTCTCGGCTCTACGTGCAGGGATCTGATAGAAATATAGAGCATGCCAAGTACGGGGCAAAGACCCTCCACATGCCTAAGGAGGTTGCCGTCAAATTTGACGGTGAGAAATTCGAGGGTGAGGCTGGCTATATAGCGTCAAAGGCGCAAGCCTACAAGGTGAGTGCTGATGGCTTGTATGTAGAGCGCACAGATGACCCACAGGCAACGGGTAACGAGGGGAGCGTAGAGGCCACTGACATCTACCCAAGCCGAGTCGGGGTAGTGTCCGCTGTAACCGAAGATGGGAAGGAGACTAAGACAAAGCACGCCCTGTACAGCGTGTACGACAGCTCTATTCCTGAAAGCCTAAACTTCAGTGATGTGCTTATACCGAACCAACCGATGCAGGTAATCTTTCAGTCTGGCATGCTCGCTGGTGTGACGTTCGAAGCTCACTATTACCACAAGTCAGGCACAGACAAGGAGGCTAGGAGGTTTGCTCTTCTCCCCAAGGAGGAGGATGGTGTAATAATGCCTTCGGCGACCTACCTACCAAAGACTGGAGATAAGTACGCCGTGTTCAATGTCAATCTTCCGCAGAGCTACCTCAGAGACGATGCTACCAAGACTGGTGCAGAGTGGGAGCTGCTAAGGCGCTCCTTGAAGTCTCTCTATCAGTCGAGCCTAGAGGCATATGTCTATAAGGCAGAGCTTGACGGCCTGTGGACAAAAAAGGACTGGCTAAACCGAGGTGGACGCATTCGCCTTGGGGCGTATGTTCGGCTGTCTGATGCTGAGCTTATCCCCGAAGGTGTAGACATCCGAATTATAGGCATTAAGGACTTCCTCAATGCTCCAGAGTCTCCAGAGATAGAGCTTTCAAACAACGCAGTTGGCTCATCTATCCTATCCTCGCTCAACCAGCTCAAGGATAGCGCAGTTCAAAGCAAGGACAGGGAGAAAGAGTTGCAGAGGGAGGGTCGGAGGACGCTCCAGCAGGCCATAGAGGCCTCAGAGAAGATTGCTAAGGCCTTCGGAGACAAGTACAGCAAGGAGATTGCACCTATATTAGTTCGCACTATGCAGCTCATTGCAGGTGATCCAAGCTTGCAATTTCGTTTCATCGACACTCAAGGGGAGACAACCTCATGGTCGCCTGCATTTAACAAGCAGACGAAGGTGCTGACACTTCTAGAGGGAACGATAGAACACATGACTGTAAGCCAAACTAATAGCAGAGTTCTTTCCTCTTCTGTTGGAATGAAAGACCCTTGGCGTTGTAGCGCAAAGGAGCTATCAAGCCCACCTCTCACAGATGCCACAAAGAGCTACTACATCTACTTGCGAGGTGTACTTGGTGGGGTAAAAGCAAGTTGGCGCATTGAGGATACATTCCTCCCTTTTGCTGATGGAGAAAGACGTAATTTGCTTGTGGGCATTGTATCCTCAGAGAGCGACAATGGCGACCGCTCGTTCACTCGCCTCTATGGCTTCACCGAGATACTGCCTGGTCAGATTCGCACAGAGAAGATAGCAACGCCCGATGGTAGTGCGTACTTCGACCTCGTCAGTGGCGTAATCGCCTCGAAGATGATACGATTCATTCACCCAGATGGAAGCGAGCATCCCTACCACCACAACGACTACCTGCACAAGGCAATCGCCGACGGATCAACCGACATCCTCGGAGGTCTACTCCTTGCGAGCTTGATAGGCGCAAAGGATGCGAAAGGTATCGTCCGCTCGTACCTTGCTGGGGACATGGCAAAGCCCGCTTTCGCAGCTGGTGTCACCGATTTTGGTAAGCCAGCGGAGAAGGCTATCACGGAGATAAACCACGACGGAACGGGTCATATAGGGGCGATGCACATCGAACAGGGAGGAAGAGTAGCGTCCTTCAAGCAGGGAGACAAGGAGATAGTGCGTATCGGAGGTGCGCAGACACCGCTTGAGCAACTCCTCGGCGGAGCAGGGCAGAACGACACGGGAGAGAGGCCGTTTTACAAGGTCGAATACAAGCAGTCCTCGTTCGATTCTGACGCAAAAATCGTGTCTCTTGGAACTATGTCTCTAAGGGTGCTTCACGATGGCTCTTACCTTGAGGTCGTGCTTCCTTGGGATATATCCGTTAGGCACGAGAATGTGGGGAAGACCAAAATCGCATCAAACGTATCTTTCAAGGTTACGATAACAAACAGCGAAGATAAAGTTGTGTATGACTACACGAATTATCTGCGAAGCGCGGACAACAACGGAGGGTGGCTAACTCGTGACAATCATCCACAAACCATCACTCTTCGAGGTTTGAAGAATGACATCTATCTCCTTTCTATCGAAGCTCGTATATCAACGCAGATTATAGAAGGAGATAGGTATGGTGCAAGCCCTTCATACACGCACTTCTCTAGCAAGCCTTTTAACGCTCGCTACACCATCAAGGGGGTAAATAAGGGGGTAAAGGAGATGGTGCTTGGCGACAATGGGCTGAGCGTCTTCCTTGAGTTCGCGAAGTTCCTGTACATCAATAGCAACCCTTCAAGCCAGTATCCATTTGTGGTATTGAGGGGCAAAACGGACATGCCAGGCGTCCTCCTAGCAGGGCAGGTGAATGTGTCTGGGGGAAATGTAGAGTTTGAGCGTGTGTGGGGAGCATACGGCAAAGGTTGCACAATACAGCGAGTTGCAAATGGGGTGTATCGAATCACCCACAGCATTGGTCATCATGGCTATATCGTTGTGGCAAACAGCCTTGGAGCGGGAGCGCAGACGGCCTCAGCAGGAAGAATAACCGATACCACCTTTGACATAACGACCAAGCACCACGACGACAGTTGGAACATCATAAACTTTAGCTTCGTCGTCATCGGAGACAATTATAAGAAGTAACATATTATAACCAAACCTAAACTTTTAACAATGAGTAACGTGTATTATTTGTGGAAGGTGCTCTGTACCCTCTTCGGTAGTGTTATTGGCTATCTACTTGCCAAGCTAGAACCAACATTCCCTCTAGCGAGTGTGGCCGTCTTGTTCATCTTGTACGATGCCTACACCGCCTACAAGCTTAGCAAGCGCGTGCACAAGCAGTACCCCGAGGACTCTAAGGGGGACGGGAAGTTTACGAGCTTCGCCTTCGGCAAGACCGTCAGGGTGACTATCCCGACAAGGCTAGCTCTAATCTTCCTCGCCTATCTAGTAGAGCACTTCGTCTTCAATCATAGCTTCGTTCCTCTTTCTATGATGATTACTGGTGCTATCTGCTTTGAGCAGTTTGTATCAATTTTGGAGAATGAGAGTTCTTGCCGATCGGGAAAGGATGGGCGGTTTTGGAAGATGCTTAGACGTGTTCTTATAGACAAGACGGAAAGACACCTAGGGATCACCCTTGACGAGCTAAAGGAAAAGGAGCGTGAAGAAGCGAACAAACTAGAAATGGGAGATAGCGATGAACACTGATCACAAGTACTTTACGCTGGAGGAGCTCACGAAGAGCAACACCGCTCTTTCGTACGGGATAGACAATACCCCTCCAGAGCGGTTTGTGCCTAACCTGCACCGACTGATGGACTACCTAGACAGAGTTCGGGAGGCCTACGGGAAGCCTATACGGGTCTCCTCGGGCTACCGATGTTATGACCTAAACCGTGCTGTTGGCGGTACGGATGATAGCCAGCACAAGCTGGGGTTAGCCGCCGACCTCATCGTGCCAGATATGGAGCATCTTATGGCGGTCATCCGTAAGCTCGGAGGGGTCGACCAGCTCATCGACGAACGCCCCAAGGGTAGAGGAAGATGGGTACACGTATCTATCGCTGCCGAGGGAGGTAAGCCCCGAGGCAAGGTGATGCGCTATGACGGCAGGCACTACGTGATCATAGGGTGACAAGATTTGCACTAGCAGGGTGGGGTGATTTGCTATACCAATAATCTAATTAGCAGGTATACAGGTAAATACCTCCACCCGTGGCTGGTGCAAGAATTGCAAAATCGGAAATTACGATTTTCTCAAACGCAGATAATATGGGATGTTGCAACAAAACACAGAGCAAAACGCCGAAGGTGAGGATAGGTAATGATACTATCTTCTCCCTTATGCTTTCCCGTCGCAATGGAAGCCTCGGCATGAGCCAAGCCCCAGAAGAAAAAGACGTTATAGACCCTCGGACGCTATCAAGCATCGAGGCGGAGATACGTAATGAGTTCGGGGACTCGGAGGTAGTAGCAATCAATATGGATGGTAAGCTCCTCAAGTTGGAGGTCACAAAAGAACTAACCCAGCGTATGGGGCTTGGGCGGTATCGGCTTGGGCTAAAGATTCGAGAAGAGGACGTCCGCTTTACGGACGGCTACCGAGATATAACGCTCGTCTCGGAGCTTTGCCAAGTCGTGTCTGACGGGACGGAAGCAGGGCAGGCAAATACCGAGATTTCAGTTGCTATTGCCCAGCTTGCAACGGGGAAGAGCGCCTACCAGCTCTACCTAGAAACCACAAAGGACATTCCAAAGAAGACGCTCCAAGAGTGGCTAGCAGGCCACAAAGGAGAGAAGGGCGATAGTGCCTACCAAATCTACCTTGCCACTACCACCGACAACCCCAAGAAGACCGAGGAGGAGTGGCTTGCTAGCTTAACAGGAAATACAGGGAAGAGTGCCTACCAAAGTTACCTAGAAACGACCTCCGACGATCCTAAGATGAGTGAGCAGGAGTGGTCAACAGGTGGTTGGCTTGTGTTCGCTGAACTTCTAAAACGAATCTAACAACTTAAAAACTATGGGTGAAGTAATTCCAAAGGTCGTAGTAGACCAATACCGACGGTGGGAGCAGGCGAAACGAGACTTGAAGCAGGCGATGCGCTCACGGGGCATACAGGTAGGCGACGATGACACGATAGATACCTATGCAGCGAAGCTAACGGCGCACGAAGTGCCAAGGATAGCCATCTTCAAAATATCGCAATTCCAAGGATTTCTAGATGAGAAGCTACCAGCCATGTATATCTCTCCCTCCTATGTTCAGCCAGACCTATCGACGCTATTCTATCGGTGCGCTCTTCTGAAAGAGTTGCCTAATATTGAAGGTCTGGAGAATACCGTTGTCATGAAGAACTTCGTAAACGAGGCAGTAGCGCTTGAGGAGTTGCGCCTTCCCGACCTTCCACGGGTAGATAACATTAGGGAGCTGGCAAAATCCTGCACAGGGCTAAAGAAGGCAGTCATTGGCGCACTTCCCAAGGCGCGGACACTCGATTATGCCTTTGGGCTTTGCTCGTCGTTAGAGACGGCGGAGATAGGCGCAGCACCTCTCGTTACCAACGTCTACGCACTCTTTCACTCTTGCCCGCTTCTGCGAAAGGTGAAGCTCTCCCTCGATGGCGGGCTAATCGACAACTGCACATGGATGTTCAACGACGACAGCCTCCTTGAGGAGGTGGAGGGCGTCATCGACCTAAGCAGATGCACGTCCACGGATAGGTTTGCCAACAACTGCTCTAGTTTGCGGGAGATACGAATCAAGGGGCTGGCCTCCGATATAGCGTTGCACTGGTCTACGAACCTCTCCTTGGAGAGCGTGCGATACCTCGTAACTAACGCAAAAACGGTGTCAGGGAAGACGATCTACCTATCCAACAACCTACGTACACTCTACGGCGCAGAGATTGAGGAGGTGGGCAGGCAGGCCACCGCTAAAGGTTTCACTATTAATTTCAGATAGACTATGAGAGAATTAGTAGCACCAGAGGGCAAGATGTACGTGTGTCGCAAGGCAAAGATGGTAGCTTACGCCTTGATGCTCCCAGATGGGGCAGACGACACCCCAGAGCTTCTCGATGAGGCGGAGGCCTTGAAGCTAGACAGGGAATGGAATCCGAGCTTATACGCTGACTTCGTGCTGGAGATAGACCCCGAGGGTAGGCGTAGCGACCCTCCCAGCCTATCTGGGGATAGCTTTGTGGATAAAGTGCGTGAGAAGCTGGGAGAGGGAGGCAGATAATAGAACGAGGGCGAGACAAAAGCCCCGCCCTCTACTGAATTGAATGCTAATCACCAAAGGATGCTCCTTCAAGTGTTGCATGCCACAAGGGTAGATAATTATTTTGAAATGACAAACCTACAAAAAACTAACACCCTCCACTATCTCGAAAGACAATGGAGGGCTAAACAACATCGGAAAATGAACAACCGACGCTTTTTGTGGGCGTTATGATAGCACGTGACAAAGTTAGTAAAAACTCTTTAATTCATCAAAACCAATGAGATTTATAGCACTTATAGCATCATTCGTAACCGCCTCGCTTGCACTCGCTGGGTGTGGTACGAAGCGAGTAGCGAGCATCGAAACAAAGGAACACGTCAGGGATAGCGTGCGTGTCGAGTACAGGGAGCGTGTGGAGTGGAAGCACGACACGGTTACCATCGAGATACCTAAGCAGACCGCCGAGCGGGCGGTTAAGGACACCGTAAGCCTCCTAGAGAATGACTACGCCAAGAGCATAGCGAAGCTCCTACCATCGGGCGAGCTATACCACTGGCTTTCTACGAAGCCACAGAAGAAGCCTGTGGAGATTGAGACCCCTATTTACCACAAAGAAAAGACAACGGACAAGGGGAGGACTGTTACGATAGAAAGGACTAAGACAATAGAAGTAAACAGGCTTACGCCGTGGCAAAAGAAGCAGATAGCGGGCTTCTGGGTGCTTTCAATAGTGGTGCTTGGTTACGCTGGCTTCTTGACAAGGAAGCTGTGGCTACCTCTGGTAAGGAAGCTCGTCTAACTTGCTCACCTTATTTATGAGGTGAGCAAATGGAACATAAAAAGGTCATAAATACCAGCTGTTTATGTGCCATTGTATCCGAGAGCTGGAGTTGCGTAAAAAGAGAACTCCCCAACAGCTAATCTAGAGCCGTTGGGGAGTTTTCCGTCAGGGAGTGGCGTTAGAACTTCTTGCTTTCCTTACGCCAGTCGTCACCAAAGCGATTTTTCAGCTCGCTGATGGCTTGATTGACAAGCTTAGCCATGAGAGTCTTGTCCCAAGCTAGGTTTTGACTTTCCCTCATCCAGTTGCACCACTGTGAAAGCTCTTCGTCGCTCATTGCGCTGATTCTTTCGCTTTGGTCTACATAAACGTAGATCTCACGTAGCTCTTCACTTTTCTCTAGTGATACGCCTTCGCCGTATAGACCTTTGTATGGAAGTACTTCCGTGCCTACCATCTTGTTGTCTACGAGCTTTAGTGCTACGAGCTTTCCGCTTTCGATTTCACCCTTGACCTGTTCGATTGTCTTGTTCATTTTCGTTGTTGTTTATTAGTTAGCGTCTCCGAGGCTCATCCCCTTTGACACTACAAAGGTAGGTAGAATTTTCTACCTAACCAAATTTTCTGAAAAGTTTTTTCAAGAAAATTTGTAAGTGGATGATTATCAGCGTATTCCATCAGCTTTTAATCTCTCGATTTTCTTCTTGAGCTTGGCGATTTCCTCATCTTTTGCCTCCACTATGCTCCTATGGGCGGATAGCGGTATCGTCTGCTCGTCGCTTTTGAGCATATCGCCCTCGCCTGTGGCGATCCAATCCATGTTGAGGTCGGGGAACGATTGGGCTATCTTGTTCATAGACTTTGCGCTAATTCCTTTACACTGCCAGAGTAGGAAGTTGTGGGCAAGGCCTGCCTGCTTCACGAATTGGTAAGATGAAATACCCCTGTGTCTGATGTATGCCAAAATTCTCTCTCTCATATCTCGTAATGTAAGTAACCGCCTCACCTACGATTAGGCGGGGCGGTACACTGATTGTATGGTTGATTAGGCTACTTTCACTCTATGCTCTATTTCGTCTAGCATAGCATTCCATTCAGCGTCGTTCATTTCTCCTAGCCGTATGTCTAGATCGCTCATACGCATCTTTAGGAATCTCACGAAAATACTCGTTGAGCTGTAGGTTAGTCGCTTGACATTTTCCCCCTCACGAACGAAGGCTACTACTTCTACACCGTCAGATGAGCATCTGTCCTTTCGTACACACATCTGTGCGGTTTCGACAGCGCCATAGTGCTTTAGGACTGCGCCCATAGCGAAGGCTCTTACTGTTTGCCCCTTCTTGCTAACGATGTAGCTAAATACCGTGTTCTCGAGCTGTTGAATGTCAGAAAAAATTGTCTGGTTCATAACTGTTGTTGTTTATAAGTTAGTGTCGCTGGGTGCATCCCTTTGACACTACAAAGGTAGGTAGAATTTTCTACCTAACCAAATTTTTCGCAAAGTTTTTTCAAGAAAATTTGTAAGTGGCTCATTTCCAGAGGTAAAAATTTCATACTTTGACCTGCGTTTGGAGCAGAATTCTGTTTGGGTGGATAGTTTTCGCTATCTATGAGTATCAAAACTTGAATGATATGACACTCAGCGAACAGATATACAAGGAGGTATCCAAGGAAGCTCCATCTTGCTTGATGAAAGAAGGTAAGGAGTACACCATACACGAGCTGATACGGCTACTCTTTCACCCTAGGGGAATAGAGCATGCTATCGCTTCTGGCTTTCCGACATTTCAGCTATTAAAAGCGCATGCCGAGGAGCTACACGATGAGAATGTTCTACTGTTTAGTGGGGGGCAAGACAGCCTGCGCCTATCAGGGGATACCCATCTGATAGCTGGAGATTGCCTGCTATCAATAGATGTAGAGCGTTCAGATGCTGGTGTTACAACTCTCGTGTTTATGCACGGAGTGAAGGCTACAGTGTGGGCGGGGAAGTATGCAACGGTGAAGGTGTACGCCGACACTACCTGCTCGGTCGATGTTATAAACGAAGACAACACTGCTCTAATTCTATGATACAACTACAGCTTCCTGACAGAACGCTCTCGGTAGAGCTTCTTAATCTTACCGACCTCTTGTGCCTACCAAAGGCAAAAGAGCCTAGGTTGGTTGGCGACTGGGCAGAGGCGGATGGAAAGGAATACGACCTATCAGAGCCTATCTACTTAGATGCTAAGGAGACGAGCCTTCGTTTTATCTTGTTGTCCGCAACAGAGGGAGACCTTAAAGCCTTGGCGTCCTCTGAGTTTATAAAACTGGAGGTTGTAAGCGGTCGCACGGTGTCGCTTCGGCCAATTAGTGTAGGTAGAGCTGATAGGTGGCTAACCAAAGTCAGATGGGCTGGCACTGCCGTTTTTGTGGAGCTATCAATCTCCAGTGATACCTTGCTAGATCTATTTGGTGATGGCATGCCGAAGGATATTGCCTTCTCTGATGCAGAGCTTGCTGGCAGAGGAATTAGAGTTGCCCCTGATTGGAGCGTGCTACGCCTTCCGCCATCGCCTAAGGTCGCCCTAGATCGAAGTAGTAAAACATCCTTCGGAAAAGAGGTCTATAACGCTGTGGGGCGCAAGGAGCGAGCGGTGCAGATGACAGTATGGATAGAAGCGCAAAATGCCATCGAAAGCTATCTGAAATTTGCATCAGAGCTTAGGAGCAATGTCGCAGGCCATTGGGTGATCTCTGGAAGTGACTACTACCTGCGCTATCAGTCAATGAGCATTATAGACTACCTACCCAGCACAACGAGACCACTCCTGTCTCTTAGGTTAGATTTGCAACAGTACAGATATGAGTAGGAAGCAGTCACCAGAGGAGAAATACGCCGAGGCTGTTGCAAAGAAGATAGGCACAACGCAACGGCGTGTGCTTAATCTTTTCCGCTCTGCTCTCAGCGAAGCTTCCCTCTTGGCTCAGCAGGTAGATTTTAAGCCAGATAAGCCTTTTACCTTCGATGACTACCCGCTGACAAAGAAGCGTAGTGACAAGCTCATTAACGATCTCCAGAAGCAGATACTTAGCACCGTGTCTGCTTCTGTCGCTTATACTTGGGATCTTGCCGAAAAGAAAAACGACGAGTTGGTGAAGAGTGTGCTTGGTAGCCAAGCCGTACCACATCGCCGTACGGAGGGAGTGAAGGCGTTCACGGCTCGCAGAGAGCAGGGCTTGAGCCTCAGCGATAGAGTGTGGAAGTACACGGATCAGTTTAAGGAGGAGCTAGAAATGAGCCTTGACCTAGGGCTACGTGACGGGCTAGACGCCCCTGCAATGAGCAGAGCTGTACGAGAGTACCTAGCAGAGCCAAACAAGCTCTTCCGACGAGTTCGAGATGAACATGGACATCTCCACCTATCAAGTAGGTCTAAGGCGTATCACCCGGGGCAAGGCGTCTACCGCTCAAGCTATAAGAATGCTCTGCGTCTGACGGCTACAGAGACGAATATGGCCTACCGCACGGCAGACTACGAACGAATACAAGAGCTAGACTTTGTGAGGGGAATAGAGGTGTGCCTATCAAACAACCACACATTGAACGGTAAGCCCTTCCACTGTATCTGCGATGAGTTTGCTGGCAAGTATCCAAAGGATTTCAAATTTGTTGGGTGGCATCCGCTCTGCCGATGCTACGTGAAGACGATACTCTCAGATGACCCTTTCATGCCTGAGGATACTCCAGAGGTTACGGATATACCACAAGGTCTAAAAGACTGGGTAGAAAACAACGGAAATCGAATTGATAGAGCTTTTGATAAAGGTAGGACTGCGTACTGGCTTAGGGATAATGCTGAGCGACTGCAGCTTCATCAGCCCTACAAAGTTCTTGGCTTCGAGTTGGAGCATAAGTACGAAGGAGGTGGGGTGGTATTGGTGCACAGGGATGCCGAGGTTAAGAAGAGCGACTACAAGGTTCTGCTTGGTCTAGCTCAGATCTTTGCACAGCAAGGTAAGGTTGTGCAGATACCACCACGCCTGCACCGTGATAACCCATTATATAATAAGATTTATAGGACTAAGGGGACAAAGTACTATGGCAAATGTCCAGATCTAATCATTGAGGGGAAGTGCTATGAGTATGAAGGATATAAGCCACCATGGAACAAACGTAAACTGGCTAGCCAACTCAAGCATGGGTTGAGGCAGTCTAACCGTATTATTATCGACATGAGGGGGAGTGGATTATCTCCTCACTACGTCCAGCAGAGGTTGCGTATGCGTATAGAACATGGGAGTGATGTAGTGGAGGTGTTGGGGTTAACTGATGAAGGTGTGTTGAGTATATATATAAAACGTCAGAGGGAGTGAACTGAAGCTCACTCCCCCGAGAGCACGCGGGCCTCAGCCTGCGTAGATCTTGTACAGATCTCTGGGACAAATATAGGGAAAATAAATTACTTCATAGCGACCGTGTCGAGATCCAGTTGAAACAAGCTATCTGGATTCTACCAATTTACAAAGGAAAGCTATAGAAGTTAAAGGCGGAAGTACAGCGGTATGTAGAGAAGGTGGAACGAGCCTTTTACGCCCCTCTTGGATGCTTGTTGAGGCCTTGCGAGTCTGCAAGGGGGCAAGGTCTGTCTTCAGCGATCACCAACGTCTATCTGTAATCTGATAGAAGTAATGTTGTTTTGACATTATGAGATAAAGTATTATATATGAGTACCAACCTAATTAGCAAATAGATATGGACTTACAGAAGATTATAGAGTTGCTTAAGGCGCAGATGCCAAATGCTACTGATGATGAGGTTAAGGCGGCCGCAGAGAAGATGCTCGATGAGGCCAAGCGAGAGGCCGACCGACGTGCCACTGAGGCTACCAAGACCGCCGTGGAGAACTACGAGAAGAAGCACAACCTCAAGGATGGCAAACCTTCAAGCTCAGAGCCTCCCAGCTCTCCAGCCGTTGAGCCTTCCAAGGCAGAAGAAGCTCCCGCTTGGGCAAAAGCCCTCATTGAGAGCAATCAAGCCCTGCAGGCAAAGGTAGACGCCTTGGAAAAGGGAAAGGTGACAGATGGACGAAAAGCCACCTTTGACCAGATGGTAGCCAAGCTCCCTGACAACCTACGTGTTGCATACTCTCGAACCTCCTACAAAGACCTATCCGACGAGGAATTCAACAAACTCAAAGGTGAGATCGAGAAGGAGATAGACGATATAGTAAAAGACCAAAAAACAAAGGGGGCAACCTTTAGCCCACGAGCCAGTGACAGCGGCAAGACTTCAGACTCCGATGAAGCCAGCAAGGAGGATGTGGAGGCCGTCATAAAGGCATCGCCCAGCTTTGGTAAGTTATAACCAACCTACTAACCAAACCAACGATGATTGATTTTAAGACAAATCAGGTGAAGACAAGCGATGGCAAGAGTTCTATCGTTATTGTCAAGCATCTAGGTGACATCCCAGGAGGTGTTGCCTTAGATCTATCTCTGCTAGCAGCAGAGACGAAGACGGTGCTGGCAGGTCATGTCATCCTAAAGAAGGATAACAAGTACTACGCCGCACCTGTGACAGGTAACGCTTATGCGGCCTTCGGTGACAAGACGCCAGTAGGAGTCCTTGTTGCTGATATTCTCGTAGAAGCACCCATGGCGGGATGCCTAACTATTGGGCAGGTGCGAGCATCAGCCGCTCCTTTCCCATACACCGACGAGGTGAAGAAGGCTCTGCCCAACATTCAGTTCCTCTAACCATAAAAAAACAGAGATAGATATGACAGCTTCTATTTTTAGAGAGTACATAGCTAAGTATCTGCGCCCTACCGTGGCGAAGATCTACGCACTGATTAACGGGAAGCCCGAAGGCTCGCAGCCGAAGCTTCTGCACAAGGAGATGCTCACGGAAGAGCATACCACCAAGGATACATGGGATGGGCTTTCAATCTCTCGCAGTGTTGTTGCTGCGGACATTGTGGCCATGGACTCGTCCGTACCGCTTAAGAGCAGAGGCTCTTTCGAGAAGGCAACAGGAAAGATCCCTAAAATCGCCATGGCCTACAGAAAGAAGGAGAGCGACATCAAAGATCTGCAAGTGGCAATCGCCACAGGAGGTAGCGAGGCTCAGATAGCCGCAAAGCTAATGGGAGACTCCGACCTCTGTATTAAGGGTGTAGAGGTAGCCAAGGAGATAATGTTCCTTCAGGGTCTATCAACAGGTCTTACGCTCATGCGTGACGAGGATAGTAACGGGAAGGGCGTCCGTGTAAACTTTGGGTACAAGGAGGAGAACACCTTTACCGTGGGCAAGAAATGGTCGGAAGACGGAGCAAAGCCTCTATCTGACCTGCAGATCATCCTTGAGGACGCAGAAAGCGTAGGTCTACGACCTGCAGTCATGATGATTTCCCGCAAGGCGTTCAACCTACTGCGTTCTTCTGCGGAGGGTAAGCAACTTGGGGCAAGGCATATTGGGGCAATCATCACTGATCCAGCCAATATACCAGTACCATCTCGTGCAACACTCCTTGAGGCTTTGAAGGATGAGCTTTCTATCGATGTTGTAATCGTAGACTCAACCTTCCGTGTTCAGGCAGAAGATGGTTCTATCCGCACCATTCGCCCATGGGAGGAGGCAAACGTAGTGTTCGTTCAGTCGAACATTGTTGGACGCCTTGTGTGGAGCGACTGTGTCGAGAAGAGCAATCCAGTAGAGGGTGTTGAGTACACCACAGGGGATCAAGGTACGCTCATCAGCGTGTATCACGAAGTAAACCCCTTCTCTGAGGTTACAATGGCTCAGGCGCACGCCATCCCTGTAATCGACGGTGGTTCTCAGATCTTCCTCCTTGAGACGGAGACTGTCACCTCTGGCACCAAGAAGGAGACGAAGGCGAAGAAGGAGCGCGTGTAAACCTTGTAGACCATGACTATCCAAGAGGCACTGCTATCTATTAGCTCTTACCCCCT